GCAACAGTAAGCCGAGAAAATAATGCTGAACGAGTTGTAGGAGTAGGAGCAAGAAATGCTACAGCAACTGTAAATAAACAATTTAACGGTAAAGTTTCCGTAGAAGGAAGTTTATCAAACGCTTATTGGTTACTAGGAGTTCTAGGCGCTAATACTGACGCAGGAACAACTGGAGCATATACACATACTTACACAGAAGCAGATATTGTACCAAGTTTTTCTGTTAAGTCTAGTTTTGAACTAGGAACTACAGACTTTGCTAGTACAATCGTAGGAGTAAAGTGTGAATCAGCTACTATCACAGCAGCAGTAGACGAAGCAGTTAAGTTTAGTCTAGATTGTTCTTATAGATACGAAACACTAGGAACAACCAAAGTTTCAAATAACGTAGACATTGAACCAGTTTTTACGTTCGCACATGGAAGTATTGAAATGCCAGACGGAACACAAATCGCAGCAGTACAAAACTTTGAATTAACTATAAATAATTCAGCAGAAAGTTTATACGGAATAGGAAGTAGATTTAAAACAGCAAATGTAGCAAAACAAAGAGAATACAACTTCTCTATGACGGCAGCATTTAACGATTATACAAGCTTACTTACTTACTTTATGAATGGTACTAATTCAGCTAGTGCACCAGACGAAGGATCTGGAACAGAAATAGCAACACTTGAACTAACTTTTACAAATGACGATGGTGATATACTTGACATTAATTTGACAGGTGTACATCTAAACGAAGAAAGTCTACCACAAAACGTAGGCGAAATAGTAAAAGAAGAAGTAAGTGGATGGGCTAGAGGATGTTCAAGTATTATTTATACAAACGACGTCGAGACAGCACCGAAAGAGGCAACTTAAATTATTAATCGTTCCCATTTTTGAAGGGAACAGCCTAACGGCATAATTAAATTACGGAGACAAAAATGGAAGAAAAATCCCCAGAGCAAGAGCAAGTAGAATCAAATACGGTTCCCTCTTTTAGTTTCAACGATAATCAAGTAGTAATAGATACTTTTGATATTGAACTTAATGTTAATAACGAAGACGTTATAATCAAGGTAAGAAAACTAACCTCAGGCGAACATAGAGAATTGGTCAAAAAAACCGCTTCTATTAAAGTAGTAGGAACACAACCAAACGCTAGTATGGATTCTGTTGGTTATCAGATTGGAGTATTGTCTAAAGTTATCACGGAAGCACCGTTTCCTACAACTGAAGCATTTATATCTAGTCTGCCAGAAGAAATATCAACATATTTGTTCAACGAGTACAAATTAGTAACTGGGTCTGTTTCATCAGATAAAAAAAAAGATTGATTAAAGAATTTGCTAAAGGGATGCATGAAAACGATGCAGAACTACAAGCAGATTATCTTGATTGGTTTTTTTTAAGCTATTTTGGAAAAGGACAAGGATATTGGAGGAATTTAACAGATGATAAAATACAATCAATTATTACACTACAAAATGAAAAGGAGCAAACATATTGGAAAAATTGGGCAAAAATGTTCAAACAAATGTTTAGTAAATAATGAGAGGTAAATACTATTGCATTTGAGATTCGAGTCCCTACGGGAAAAGGCGGTAATGGTTCTAGTGGAAACGGTGTGGGTGATGATACCTTAAAGAAACAGAACAAAGAAATGAAAAAGAACACCAAGGCCGTGGCAGTAGGTAATTTAATTGCCGATGGTTTATCTAGTTTGCTTGGTGATGTTTTAAAGATACTTCAACCACTTTTTAAAGTTCTAAGTTTATTATTCTTAGTTATATTTTTACCGCTTATGCCACTTATAGTAGAATTAACAAAAGCAGTTGTTTCAATTATAGAAGGACTTACAAAATTATTCGGTGGTGAAATTAATCTAGGTGAATTTTTAAAACAATATTTAGGACCTGCATTATTAAAAGTTCTGATAACAATAGCAAAAATACTTTTAACAATAATAATTGGAATAGGGAAATTACTATGGGAAACTTTTAAATTATTAGTAGAAATAATTGTCGCAGTAGCTGGATGGATTTGGGATAAACTAACTCAGGCATTTGGATTTGTAATAGATTTGATAGTGTCCGCTGGAACTTGGCTTTGGGACGCAATAGTTTCTGGATTTCAATTCATACTAGGAATAGGAAGTAAGATATGGCAATTTTTCTTAGACGGACTTTCATTTATATCAGATTTAGGTCAAAAGATTTGGAATTTTATATGGGAAGGACTTAAGGGAGTTGGAACTTTAATTGCTAATGGGTTTAAAACTATGATAAATGGTTTGATTGATGTTATAAATTGGATACCCGGTATTGATATACCACATCTTGCAAACGGGGGAATAGTAACAAGCCCAACAACCGCTTTAATCGGTGAAGCAGGACCAGAAGCAGTAATACCTTTAAGTAAAATGGGCGGGATGGGAACTACAATTAATATAAACAATCCAACAATACGAGACGATTCTGATATTCGTAAATTAACAGACTCAATAAGTAGAGAATTACAAAAGCGAGGCAATAGGGGGTTCAGTTCAATATAATGGAAAACGAATTAATCAAAATACTAAAAGAAATAAAACAAATTCTATTACTTAGAACTCAAAATGAAAAACTACACCACATGGAATTAATTAAAGAAATAAGGGGGATAAAATCGCAACATTAGATAGTGTAGATCTTGGTGATATTCAATCCGAAGACCATACTAAAGATTCTAGTTTATTTCAGACACCACTCCCTAGGTCTGATAGCGATGATGCTATTTTAATAGACTTATTTGGAGTATTAAGAACTATTACAATTACTGGAATATTTGAAGGAACTGAAGCAGCACAGAAAACTTTTATAGCAAACATAGAAGCCATAGTAAACGGAGCACAAGATGGTTCAACTTTTGTATCTAGTTTTATTACAAGTCCAGCAAGTTATTCAGTACTTGTACAGAACTTTTCGTGGAATAAACAGGCAGCAGACATAAATAAACTAGGTTATACGCTTACTTTATTTGAAGGAGGAATCTGATGCCGTTACTTTGCAAGGTTGTTATTGATGGAGTAACCGTACGTGACGATAGTTCTACTGAGAAAAAAGTATTAAGTTGGGAATATGAACGAACATCTGACGTAGTTATAAGCCAATTAGCAATGACATTACTCTCATCGGTAGAAGATTTAGTTAGTTTAAAAGTAGGTCAAGTAATTCAAGTATGGACAGGTTTTATTACTAGCACAGATAAAAAAGTTTTCTCTGGTTTTATAGCCGAAATAAGCCCAGACGGCGGACGAGTAGATTTGACTTGTTACGATAAAATGTGGGACTTAGTAAGAAAAAACGTTAATACAGTATATGAATCATCCGGACCACAAGCAGGAGTTATCAGTGATATAGCAAAAGACTTAATTGAAACACACGGAGGCTTAACTGCAAGCGTAGTAGCCACAGGAACAATAGAAGGAAAAACAATAGGAGAATTTAGATGTACCCACACAGACATCTGGGAAAGACTAACCGCACTCGCTAAGGCAGTAGAATATCAAATATTTTATGACCCAGTAAATGACACAGTACACTTTGAACCAAAAGGCTATTCTGATAGTACTCTTACTTTAACAGTAGGAACTCAAATTCTAGGAGTTCCAAAATGGACTAATGACACTTCTCGTATGGTAAACGACTTAAGAGTAGACGGAGCAGTAAGTCAGACACAAATAAGACTTCCAAACGGAACGGAATACGGAACAATCGGGACTACTGCTAACTTCGACACAGATGGAATTTTACTTGACAAAACCCCTGAAAACGTTGAATTAATTTTAGATTCAAGTACTCCGCCAGTAACAGTTAAAATAGGTGGTACAAAAGACTCTACAACTGGACATTATTATTATGTAGACCGAGAAAACAAAAAAATAATCCCAACCGAAGGGACAAGTTTCCCAACCGAGAACGCAATAGTAAACTACACTTGGTTAGCACCTAGCCCAATACATCAAATAAGTCAAGATTCAATAGACACATACGGAACATGGGAAAAACAAATAACCCTAACAGATATTCAAACAGTAGCAGACGCAGAAGCTCGTACAGCTGAATTACTATCTAAATTTTCTGTTCCTTTTTTGATTGGTGATTTATTAGTTAGAAGCAGCTCAACGATTAGTTTAAATGTAGGAGACAGAGTTAAGATAGTAGATTCAGTAAGCACGCCTAATATAAATAAAGA